GTGCGTCGCGTGGATTCGGGAGAACCGGCCCGACGTGAAATTGCTGTTCTCGTGGGCGGATGGGCTGCGGGGAAAGCCCGGGTACGTTTACCAGGCCTCCTCCTGGCTCTATGGCGGCTTCATCAAGACCGAACTCTACGTGGACGAGCACGGTGGTCCCGTCCATCCCCGGCTCATGATTACCCGCCTCGGCACGCGCAGCCGGCGGGAGTGGAAGCGACAGGGCTTCTCGAAATGGCGGGGATACCAGTTCCGCTACGTGCGATTCCTCTGCGGGCACGCGGAGAGGAAACGGCTGCTCAGGGAATCGACGGTGAAGTGGACGCGGGTGTACCCGAAGGGCAAGGACATGAAATGGTGGGTCGATGCGGGGGAGGGCTCAAGAGAGAGCTTCCAGCCTCCCAGGCTGGAGGGGACGGGGCGGTTCCGTCACCCCGCTCCACTTTCGACCCCGAGCCTGTTCGATGGGATCAACGACCAGACCCCGGCAAGGAATACCGGGGCGGTCGGAAAGGCGCGTGCGTGATGCGTCTACTTCGCGAGCGTGAACTTCCCCTTGTCCACCTTCACGAAACGGGACTCCTTGCCCTTCGCGGCGATCTCCCGGATGATGGCGGCGTAGACGGTCGCCGCGGGTGTCTTGCCGCTGGTCTTCCAGCCCTTGGCAATCGCGCGCTCCGTCATCGTCTTGGCGTCCAGCGGTTCGCCCGCTTCCTTCAGGACCTGGGCCACCATGTCCAGGCCGCTCACGCGCTTCTCCTTCTTCTCCTTGGGAGCCTTCTTGCCCTTGGCCTTCTCGGCGGGGATCATCTGCACACCAATGGCCTTCGAGAGGTCGTGCGCGGACTCCCGGAGGGACTGGTTGGGGTCCACCACGACCTTCGGTTGGGGAACCAGGCGCAGCCGCTGGGCGCTCTTGATGCGCACCTTCTTGTTGGTGGTGACGTTGATGCCGTCCCATCCACCGAATCGGCTCTCGCCGGTGATGCGGACCTTCGCCAGCTTCCCCGACACCTTCGCCTGGTAAGTCTTGCCGATTTCCACGTTCGCCTTCTTCATAACGGCCTCCTCTTTCTTCTGAACGACTTCCCACTTCCCATGTCGGAGGACGAGCCTGGCCCAATGCCTCTCGTCCAACGTTTCTCGCAATCCCTCGATCTCGAACATGGTTTTCTCCTACAGGCCCACTTCCTGGCACAGCCTGCTGTACTCCTCGTCGCCGCCGACCAGCGTCCTCAATTCGTGTGCGAACCAAGCCACCTGGTGGTTCACCGAGGGACTGTTGGTGCCGACGGTGCTGTTGGCGGTGTCGAGGTAGCTGGCCATCGTGGCCACCGCCTCGGGGCTGAAGTTGTCCTTGATGGCCTCGAACATGTCGTTGGTGTAGATGGCCTTGGGTTCGGCCCGGTCCTCGTTCACCGGTATGGTGAAGAGCTCGCCCTTGTGCTGGCAGATGTAGGCGAAGTAGATGCCATGCTCCTCGAGGTGACGGGCGTGCTCCCTGCTGATGGTCGTCGGCTTGCCGTCGAGCATCAGCGCGGCGAAGTCCGCCGCGGCGGCATGGGCCACCGCATCGCGCATCGTCTTGAACTCGAACCTGCGAACGTCCATAGTCGCTCCTTTCCGTTACCTGCTTCTCTTGATGGTTACCTGGAACTCTGCTCCGTCCCACATGCGGACCACGAGTCCGGCGTCGCGTGTGAGGACTCCGGCCTCCTCGTAGGTCTGGATTTGCTTCAGGCCGCCGGGGCACTCGTCTTCCATGTCGTCGGCAGCGAAGCCCTCGGGCACCTCGACGTCGCCGTCGATGGCGGCTTCCAGCGCGTTGTTGAGGAGGTCGAAAAGCCCCTGTGCGAACTCATGCTCGTTCATCGTGACTCCTTTCCGTGTTCGGGTTACCTACTCGTTGACCTTCTCGAGGAGGTCCTCGATGAATCGGGAGGCCTCCGTCTCCGACCAGGGGTACTTGCCAATCAACAAGGAAAGCAGAACCGCCTTGAGTTCCTCTCTTGTGCTGGCCACGTCTCCTACGTAGGTCCAGTCGGCGGGCTTCTTGGCAGCCTTCTCCGCGTGGGACTTGAGGTGCTCGCGGATGAGGTCGAGCAGCGACATGCAGTCCCGGTGGTTCTCCGCGTAGCGCTCGCTGGCGAGCTGCTTCATCCGCCTCTTCGCCCTACGCTCCTCGGTCTGTTTCCTCGACTCCGTCATATGCCTCCTCCTTTCGGTCATTGGTTACTTGCGTGCGAAGTTGGTGATCGCTTCGAGGTACTCGGCCTGCGACGCGACATCGGTCTGGCCGTCCAGGTCCTGCTGGATGCAGGTCGCAAGACACCCGAGGCTGTCGTCTTTGGCCGGGTCGGCGTGGTAGACAAACACCGACAGGCGTCCGCGGTCGTTGATGAGGTCGAGGACCGCTTGAAGCTCGTTGTCCTTCCGGCGGATTATCCCTCGCCCTTTGGCACCCACCAGTTCCAGGACCACCGCTGCCTGGAATCGGGTCTCCCCGGCCTTCGCTTCGTATGTTTCGGGCAGCCTGTTTCGCATCGTTCGTCTCCTCGTTCTGCGGCGGGCCCCATGCCCACCTTCCACCATGATCAGGGCATGTTCCGGGCGCACAGTGAAGGGGATTCTGAGAAAAACCTGCTCAATTCCGCATTCCGCATGTCTTGTGATGGCAAAGAGTTACGGCGCACAGAAAGGGCTCGGGCATGACGGATGGCGATGATGGCCAGAGGGGCGGCCTGAGCTGGACGGCGCTGGCGGTCCAGGATCTGGCACGACTGCTTGCGAGGGCGGGCGGGAAGGCCGTAAGCGTGGAAATGCTCAATGCTGACATCGCCGCCGGAGCGCCGGTGAACCCCGACGGAACCATGAATCTCATCCATTACGCCGCCTGGCTTGTGAAGGAGGAGGGCGCGCGTGGCGATTGATCCCAGGAACCTGAGGCCGGCGGACCTTGCGCGCCTCTTGAACTCGACGCCGCTGGGTACGGTCATCGACGAGCGCAAGCTCTACCGCCAGCGCATGGAAGCGGGTTTCCGCATCGGCGACGGGAAGCGCGTGGATTTCCTCCGGTACGTGGCATGGCTCGTGGAGGTCAGGCACACGCCGAAGCCGGTGGTTGATCCCGCTCAGGAATACCAGGCTTACAAGGAACGGGCCGCTGCTCGGGCTCGCATTTCGTCGGAAGCCGGCCGCGACATCGGCGAACTTCCCACGGTGGGGAATCCCGACAGGAAGGCCCGTGCCGGGAGAGACTTCCGCTACTTCTGCGAGGAGTACTTCGCGCAGACGTTTCACCTGGCCTGGTCGCCCGACCACCTGAAGGTCATCGCCAAGGTGGAGGAGGCGGTGCTGCACGGCGGGTTATTCGCGCTTGCGATGCCTCGCGGGTCGGGGAAGACCTCGCTTGCCGAGTGTGCCTGTCTCTGGGCGGTGCTCTACGGGCACAGGGAGTTCGTCTGCCTCATCGGCAGCGACGAGGGGCACGCGATGGACATGCTGGAGAGCATCAAGACGGAGCTGGAGGGCAGCGACATCCTGGCGGCGGACTTCCCCGAGGTGTGCTTTCCCATCGAGTGTCTGGAGGGCATTGCCAATCGATGCTCGGGGCAGCTCTACAAGGGCCAGCGCACGCACATCGGCTGGACCGCCAACGAGATAGTGCTCCCCACTATGCCTGGGAGCAAGGCTTCGGCTGCCATCATCAAGGTGGCGGGCATCACGGGCCGCATCCGTGGGATGAAGTTCAAGCGGGCCGATGGCAAGACCGTTCGGCCGACACTAGTCGTGCTCGACGACCCTCAGACGGACGAGTCAGCGCGGTCGCTCTCCCAGTGCGCGACCCGGGAACGGATTCTGGCGGGAGCGGTCCTGGGTCTTGCGGGGCCGGGGAAGAAGATCTCCGGCATCATGCCCTGCACCGTCATCCGCCCGGGCGATATGGCCGACAACATCCTGGACCGGGACAAGCACCCCGAGTGGAACGGCGAGCGCACCAGGATGATGTATGCCTTTCCGACTAACGAGAAGCTCTGGGCGGGGTATGCGGAACTCTGGGCAGAGAGCTTGCGGACCCACGGCGACATTCACCTGGCGACGGAGTTCTACCGCGAGAACCGGAAGGCGATGGACGAGGGGACGCAGGTCGCCTGGCCCGAGCGCTTCAACCACGACGAACTCTCCGCCGTCCAGCACGCCATGAACCTCAAGCTCCAGAACGAAGGGGCCTTCTTCGCCGAGTACCAGAACGAGCCCCTTCCGGAGAAGGGAGTCGAGGACGAGGGGCTGCTCACCGCGGACCAGATTGCTTCGAAGGCGAACGGGCACAAGCGTGGCGAAGTGCCTGTTGGTGCCAACCACCTGACGATGTTCATCGACGTACAACAGAAACTTCTCTTCTACGTCGTGGCAGCCTGGGAGGGCGATTTTACGGGATACGTCATCGACTACGGGGCGTATCCCGATCAGAAGCGATCGTATTTCACGCTCAAGGACGCGCAGAGGACACTTCAATCAGCTGCAAAGGGAGCGGGAATTGAGGGGGCCATCTACGCAGGACTTGAGAAGCTCACGGACAATCATCTCGGGCGAGAGTGGCGGCGTGACGACGGGGCGATGATGAGGATTGGTCTCTGCGTCATCGACGCCAACTGGGGGACGTCCACGGATGTGGTCTACCAGTTCTGCCGGCAGAGCCGGCACGCGGCGGTGCTGCTGCCCAGTCACGGGCGGTTCGTGGGGGCATCGTCGCTGCCATTCTCGGAATACAAGCGGAGACCCGGAGACCGGGTAGGGCACAACTGGCGCATCCCGAACGTCCGCGGCAAGCGGTCGGTGAGACACATCCTGTTCGACACCAATTACTGGAAGTCGTTTGTCCATACTCGGCTGGGGGTGAGCATGGGGGATAGAGGATGCCTGTCGCTCTTCGGACGTGAGCCTGAGACGCACCGTCTCCTGGCGGACCACCTGACCTCCGAGTACCGCGTCAGGACCGAGGGACGTGGGCGCGTGGTGGACGAGTGGAAGCCCCGTCCGGAAACCTCTGAGAACCACTGGCTGGACTGCCTGGTAGGCTGCGCGATGGGCGCGTCGATACAGGGAGTCGAGCTTCGAGAAATGGGTTTGAAGGCAAAGGCGGAGCGGAAGTCAGTGAGACTCTCGGATCTTCAGAGGAGAAGACAGTAGATGAGGGATGTACCATCGGAGCGGAAGCGTGGTCTGGAATGTCGGGAGTGCGGATGTAAGCAGTTCTACGTTATATACACGCGTCCTGCTTCAGGTGGACGAATCGTACGGCGTCGAGAATGCCGCGCCTGCGGCAAGCGCGTGACTACCCTGGAAAGATCCATTGGCTGATTGCTGGACGAAGTCAACCGGATGGCTCTGCTTCTCCTTTGACTACTCAGTTGCGCTTGCGCCACACCTTCTCAAGTCGACCTTGAACATTCGGACATCAAGTGCCTCTTCGGGAATGGTGTCATAGTGGACGACTTGGACGGGCAAGGGTGCATTAGCAGAGAGATGTTCCACATTCCAGAGCTCCCAGCGTTGTCCCCCCTTTCGGGCCCGGCATTCCGCAAACAACCTGTATTCCGAGGGGGTAAGGTCAACAATGTAACTCTTGCCACGGTGCGCCTTGACTTCCACAAAGAGCACCTCCTGCCCCTTCGCAGCCCTTAGATCATAACCAGGATTCTCGAACGGCATTGACTCGACGGTGTAGTTGTATGGCTTCTCCTCAAGTATGCGTGCCACGATTCTGCGACCACATTGCTCGATCTGTTTCTTCTGGCTGTCAGACAGGACTTCACCAGAGCTACCACTCTCAACTGAGCCAGAAGGGCCCGATTGTCTGTCTGTTCCACGACCCCTGAAGTCCCGTTTTTCGGTCAGCATCTCAAATGGACAGGACTCCGGGTTCTTGAGTTCCAAGGGGATCTCGTTCCTACGCTCTTCCCCTGCTTGTGTCGCTTCTCTCGCGGGTTGAGAGCTGCCTTTGGGCTGTTCCACCCCCTCACTACGCGGCTTGCTTTCCCCTTGCTTTTCATTAGCATTTTCACTACTTGGCCCTGAAGCAGGCGATGCCTTTGCTGACCTCCTGCCGTGCTCCTTGGGCACATCGGGTCCATCTGGTTCGGGCAAATCCATCCCGCTGGCGTGATATTCACGCCTCCAACGCTCCAATTCCTCCGGCAACATTCCCAGCATTCGTAGGTTCTCATCCCTTTCGGCATCAGTTTGGCATCGGAGGAGATTCTGATAGAAATGCGCCTCGCTGCGTACTCCAAGCGCGCTTGCCAAGGCGGCGGCAAGGTGGGTCAAGCTTGTTGCGGAGGGGTTGAGGAGAAGCCTGTTATCTTCATAGTGGAACGGCCTTGGCACATCTCTCGATATTCCCGCCTTGTCAAGAGCCGCAACAACATATAGGTTCTCAGCAATCAAGACTTCATAGGCTCGCAGGGCCTCCCGAAGCTTTGCTGGCTTCTCGCTTTTTGTTCTCGAACAACGCCAGGCGAAGACATAAGGTTTGATCAGTTCGAGGGAGTCGCGCAATTCGCCTGCCCCTCGACGAGACACTGCGTCATAGTGCGTTTCAACTCGCGTCGATGCAGAGAGCGATTCCAGTTTGAAGTACTTCCTTGCGTCCGTGTGGAATTTCTCCGGAAGCCCGATTTGGTGAATGTCTTCTCTGAATGCTTCTGCCAAGTCAGCGTCATCCGCAAGCCAACGGGTTTCCTCAGGTCCCACGTATCGCAGGGCGTTGCTCTTGCGGCACAGCAATGGTGCACGGGACACGTCCTCATTCGCATCCTGGGCGTCGAGGGATTCCAGTACCGCTTCGTACCATCTCTGTACCCTCTCTCGGCCATTCCGCTCGCCAACTTCATCCTCGGGGACGCCTCTTGGAATGCGTTCCTCCAGTATGGCACGCCATTCATCAATGCTCACCTGATCTAAGCGCTGTCTTAGACCTGCTTTGGCTATCAACCATTCGGCTATTCTCGGCCGCTCCTTCCTAAAACCTCTCAAGTCAATAACAGGGAGTAGATCCACCACAGGCTGGGCCACAGACTTGTCCGGCAACCAGCATTGGGAAAGGGGTGTTCCCGGCGCAAGGTTCCCGATTTGGGGAGGAATGAAGACTTCCAGGATCTGCTCCCACCATAGCGCACGGACAGTGTGCCAGTATCCTGTGTAATAGAAGTAGTGCAACTTGATCTCGGTCCGGCTGGAGTAGTAGTCATCCCAATGCAACGCAAGCAAGGCCACTAGACTGGTAGCTCCTGATCTGCTGAGCTTGGTCAGTGACAGTCGATCCAGAATCAGTGGCTCCTTGGTAGGATCTCGATGGGTATGGCGAGGGAGCCCTCGGGATATTCTTCTGTCTTCTTCAAGTTGGAGCTTCTCAGAGTCGCTTGGGACGACGCGAGGGCATTCGGCTACCCCAAGTGCACTAAGAAGTGACTTCTGCTGTGCTTTGCTCGGATGACTTCGCGGGATTGCCCACATGACCCCGCGACCCCCCTTGTAGACCTCCTGCAAGTGCTTGTTGCCCCACTCTTGGCCGAAATACGCCCTTTCGGCGGGAACCCATTTCACGCCTCGCCTGCCTGCTATTCGAGCAGGAATCGGGCATCGGCGCAGGTTGCCCTGTAGCCCTGCCCACTGCTCGGCATGGTGTTCCAGAAGGAACTGGAAGAACCGAGAATGACGTCCCCGAGGGCGCTTCCAGTACAACTCAATGGCCTTTCCAAGAGCCCGGGCGAGTACGTCAGGGGTCGGTGCAGCAATGTGCAAATCCTTCATGAGCTTGGCCACCGCTGCATCCGGCTTCAAGGGGGAGATGTGGCTGCAGAACCAGTCATCTAAGAACCGGATCGGCATCCAGCGTGGCAGGTCTGCATTGGCGCGTTCGTCTCTCCAGGTCACAATGCAGTCTTCGACGGAATCACAGGACACGACCTTATCGTTCATGGGGAGAATCCGGAGGGCACGGATTCTCTCGACCCGTTTCTGGTGTCCCTCACCATAGGGTTCATCCGAGGCCCATTCAGCCAGCCACTGCCAACATGACCACAGTAATTCTTGGTCGCAATTGGCCCCAGAGGTGATGCCTTCGATGCAATTGAGAAGCCCATCGTCACCCACTTCTGCGCATCCGAGCGCAAGCAATGCCTCAACAGCTTCTTCGTCATTGTCGAATTGACGATGGACGAGCTTCCGGGCAAGAGGAGTTGATTCGAGGATGTGTCTGGCATGCTCTGTGCCAATCGTAACGTTTGGGATGCGAGCTTGTCCTAGTCTCAGTGTCCGCTTGCCTCGCACGTCAGGCAGCTTCAACGTCTTTCTCGCTTGATTGACCAAGCAGTTCCAGAGCGATTTGGCCATCGGATGCTCTTCGAGTTGCTCGTGAGGCTCGAGCAGTCGCAGATGTGCCGATGGGTGCCTGCGGTTATAGGCTCGATTGACGAAGCCTATAGTGGCGGCCGCCAGGTTATCAGCCACCCACCTGTTGAACGCGTTCTTCTCCAGAGAGATTACCCTTTTCCGGTCGCTTGAGACAACGAAGTCGGCATGGAGCAGAAGGGAAACTGGCGAGACGTCCTCTGTTGGATAGTAGACGTAGATGGTGGGCGGGTCCTCCGTCTGACTTGGTGTGCCTCCCTCATCGACGGGCGAGGCGACTACCAGAGAAACCCTTCTGGCACGCCTGCGTTCTTCTTCGTCCTCAAACACCTTAAGCAGATTGCTGGGCGGGCTTTTCCAGCGTCTTTCGACTCTCCACGCGATGCCTCCTGCGGCTCGCGAGTCGGTGAGGACGCACACATCACGCCTTCGGCCTACAGGGGTCACTGTGACTTGGAATGCCTTGCTGTCACCCTCTAGTTTGAATTGAGCGATGTGCCTCAGGGTCAGCAGAATCTCTCCAGGAATATCGTAAAGCTCGATACCCAGTGTGTCCGGACCAGAGGCGGGATTCAGTGGCAGTTTGATGACCGTTGCGAAAGAGGCCAATTCCTGCAGAACAGGATCCCTTTGCATCATGTCTTGTCGAGAGGCCCAGAAGGGCAACCACTGATATGGCACCGCCTTTCCTACAGGGATTCCCTGTTCTCGGAACCAGTTCAGAGACCGCTCGGAAGAGAAGACGATCCCGTCACCGTGACCACTGAGAATGCAGGGCGCTGATGTGATCTCATAAACAGCTTTGAATCCCACACCTTTGCGACCAATCCCGCTTTCCTTAACTGACAGGAATGTGCCACTCAAGGATCTCACCGCGGCCGGAAGAACGCCTCTACCGGTATCAGCGACATAGACCGCGCTATCGGCGACACGGATCACCACCTCGCTTGCTTCGGCGTCGTCGCTGTTCTGGATGAGCTCCAGAGGCCATCTGCCGATATGGTCCCTGCTCACCTCTCTCACGCTGTTAACGTCGCGCCTGATGCGATCTGGGTCGGCATGGTATACCGCACGTTGCCTTGCCCGGAATTCCTCGCAGGCTTCCCTCATGTTGGGCATCGAGGCCTCCTATCTTGTAGAGTGATAAGAACTATTCTACCCCCAAGGCACCCAAGTAGTCCACCTCCTATCAGGATTCCATTCGTAGCTTCTGGCGGGTAGAGGCGCATCTGACCCATTCTTCTACACCATACGGGCCTCCGCAGCAAGTTCGGAGCAGATGTCTACCGGTAGACCCAAGTTCACTCGTCCCTCCAAGTGCTTCGCCGTTTCGGGCTCCCGCCGGGTAGATCATACAGTGTGTAGACGTATGCTCTCTGCCCCGCGGGGGAACCATGACGGACGACTTGGCTGACACCATCCGCGAGAATGCTTCCGGGCCTGCCAAGGCTTCCGGGGACTCCGGAAGCGTGGAGCAGCACTCCCTCTCCGAGCAGATCGAGGCGGACAGGTATCTGGCCTCCAAGCAGGCCATGAAGAATGGGCCGCGATTTCGCATGACAAGACTCAGTCCCCCGGGGGCGGCATGACCGAAGCGGTAGTTGATAAACCCAAGACACGGGTCGGGGTAGCTCTGAAGCCGGTGTTGCGGCGTTCGGACCTCCGGGCGCTTCAGCGCCGGCTCAGGGCGGGTTACGACTCGGCCCAGACGACCGAGCACAACCGTCGGCACTGGGCGCATGCGGACGGACTTTCCGCAGACGCCGCTGCCAACGCCGACGTGCGCAGGACGCTGCGCAACCGTGCCCGCTACGAGGTCGCCAACAACTCCTACGCCCGCGGCATCGTCCTGACGCTGGCCAATGACACCATCGGGACCGGTCCCCGTCTTCAGATGCTAACCGACGATGCCGAGGTGAACCGCCTGGTGGAACGGGATTTCCACCTGTGGGCGCAGGCGGTCTCGCTGGCGGTGAAACTGCGCACGATGCGCATGGCGCGTTCCCAGGACGGAGAATCGTTCGGAATTCTGGCCAACAACCCCCTCGTCGACCACGACGTCAAGGTGGACGTGATGCTCGTCGAGGCGGAACAGGTGACAAGCCCGCTGCGATATGCATGGGATGACCAGGAGGCGGACGGCATCCTCCTGGACTCCTACGGGAACCCCGTCTCCTACCGAGTGATGCGCAACCATCCCGGCGACACGAGGGTGTTCTCGTATGACTCGTTCATGACGGTTCCGGCTCGAAGCATGATTCACGTCTTTCGCGCCGACCGTCCCGGGCAGCACCGCGGCATCCCCGAGATCACACCGGCGCTGCCGTTGTTTGCGCAGCTCCGCCGGTTCACGCTGGCGGTCCTGGCGGCCGCGGAAGCCGCCGCCGACTTCGCAGGCATCCTCTACACGGATGCGCCCGCGAACGGGGAGGCCGAGAACGTCGAGCCGATGGACCTCATCGAGCTTGAGCGCAACATGCTGCTCACGATGCCGGGCGGCTGGAAGATGTCGCAGGTCGAACCGATGCAGCCGGCGACGACGTATGCGGAGTTCAAGAAGGAGATTCTGAACGAAATCGCCCGCTGCCTCAACATGCCCTTCAACATCGCCGCTGGGAACTCCTCGGGTTACAACTACGCCTCGGGCCGACTTGACCACCAGACGTATTTCAAATCCATCCGCGTCGACCAGGCGTTCATGGCGGCACACATCCTCGACCGGATTCTGAAGGTGTGGCTGCGGGAGTACGCCGTCGAGTCTGGCATCCTCGGGCTGATGGGGGAACTCCCCGCGCACCAGTGGTTCTGGGACGGGATGGAGCACGTCGACCCGGCCAAGGAGGCCAACGCTCAAGAGACGCGCCTGCGAAACCACACCACGACGCTGGCCATCGAGTACGCACGGCAGGGCCGGGATTGGGAGGATGCGTTAAGACAGCGGGCAAAGGAGGTCAACCTCATGAACGAGCTCGGCCTGTCGTTGGCAGAGGCAAAGCCGAACACCGAACCTGCGAAAGACCAGGAGGAGGAGACGCAAGATGCCCAAACTGAATAAGCCCAAGGTTCCCTCGGGACTCTTCATCCGTGGCGAGCCCGGCGCGGTGAAAATCGAGGCGGCCGCCGAAGGGGAAGGCAAATCGCTGCGGCGCTTCACCATGACCGCCTACACCGGCGGGGCGATGGTGCTGGCGGGCTGGCCTCACCCGGTGGTCGTGGACTTGGTGGGACTGGCTGTCGGGAAGAAATCCCGTCCCATCCTGATGGACCACGACACGGGGCGCATCGTCGGGCACACAGACACGGTTTCGACCGAAGGGGTTCTGTCGGTTGCAGGGGTGGTCTCCGGCGTGGGCCCTGCGGCGCAGGAGGTGGTCGGTGCGTCCGACAACGGGTTCCCCTGGCAGGCATCTCTGGGAGCAGCAGTGAGAAAGGTGGTCTTCGTTCCCGAGGGCAAGAGCGGCAGCGCCAACGGGAAGGTATTTGCAGGTCCGGTCTACATTGTCCGGGCATCAAGGTTGGGCGAGGTGAGTTTCGTCGCGTTGGGCGCGGATGATTCAACCAATGCTCGGGTGGAGGCGACATTCGGAGCCAATCATAACACGGAGGTGATCACGATGGAGTTCGAGGAGTGGCTGAAGGCGAAGGGCCATGAGTTGGCGGACCTCTCGGAGGAGGAAACCGCCACGCTCAAGGCGGAGTACGAAGCGGAGATGACTGAGGAGGTCAAGGCTCCGGAGAAGCCTGTCGAGCATACGGTTCAGGCGACGCTGGAGGCCAAGCGAGAGGCCGAGAACGCCATCCGCACGGAGCGGGAGCGCGTAGCGGCCATCCAGGAAATCTGCGCCGGGGAGTACCCGAGGATCGAGCGGGATGCCATCCGCCTGGGCTGGAACCTCGAGGAGACCAGCCAGAAGGTGCTCAAGGCCATGCGCGAGAGCCGTCCCCAGGCGGACGTGCACATCACGATGCGCACTGATAAGGCTCGGGATTACGACCGCAAGACGCTGGAAGCGGCGCTCTGCATGCGCGCCGGCATCAAGGAGTCCATCCTGCTCCGGGAGTATGGGGAGCAGGTCATCGAGAGCGCCAGCATGGACCGGGATATGTCCCTGCAGCAGCTCTTCGTGGAGTGCGCGCGGATGGAGGGGATTCCCGTGCCTCGCAGCTTCTGCAACGACACCATCCGGGCAGCGTTCAGCACAGTGAGCCTGTCGGGCATCCTCAACAACGTCGCCAACAAGAAGCTGCTGAAGGCCTTCGAAGCGCAGCCCATCGTGGCGACGAAGCTGTGCTCGGAGGGCGAGCTCAACGACTTCAAGGAGTCGGAGCGCTATCGCCTGACGGACGTCGGGGACCTCGAGCCGGTGGCGCCCGACGGGGAGATCAAGAGCGGCGGGCTCAAGGAGGAGCAGGCGACCAACCAACTCGGGACGTTCGGGAAGATGTTCTCACTCACCCGTGAGATGATCTATAACGACGACCTCAACGCCTTCATGAAGGTGCCGGAGGGGATGGGCGCGCGGGCCGCCCGGAAGATCGATCAGCTCTTTTTCAAGAGGCTGCTCTCCAACCCCAACAGCCTCTTTTCCGAGGTCCACAAGAACTACGCCGAGGGGGCCGACACGGCACTCTCGGCTGCGAGCCTGGCGACAGCTATCCAGATGTTTCTGGACCAGACGGACGCCGATGGCCAGCCCATCAACGTGAGCCCGCGGTATCTGCTGGTCCCGACCGGGCTCAAGATGACGGCGCGGGAGCTCTTGAACTCCGTCGCGTTCTTTGCGACAGGCACCGACAACAAGACCCGAATTCCGACCTACAACGCGCTGGCGGACGAGGGGCTGGACGCGATTGCGAGCCCGTACCTTTCCAATGCCAACTACCCCGGCTACTCGGCAAAGGCGTGGTATCTCTTTGCCGCCCCGTCGGTGGTGGACACGTTCGAGATCGGCTACCTCAAGGGCCGGCGGACCCCCACGGTGGAGCAGGGGGAGACGGACTTCGACACGCTGGGGGTGAAGTTCCGGGTGTATTTCGACCTCGGCGTGCGTGAGCAGGACCACCGGGGCATGACCAAGTTCAAAGGCGAGGCGTGATTCACGCCTTCTTCTGAGGAGGACTGATAATGGGACAGGAGTTTCAGGCGAGGTTCATTCAGCGTGGGGACGCCATCGACTACACCCCGGTGGCTGCCGTGGCCGCCGGCGCTGTGGTCGTGGTGGGATCCCATATCGGGATCACCAAACTCTCGATTGCCGCGGGGAAGCTCGGAGCCCTGGCGGTCAAGGGGCTCTTCGACGTCGTGAAGGCCAACGAGGAGATTGCCGACGGAGCGGCGGTCTACTGGGATGCCGATGGCAACCCCTACAACGGGACCGCCGGCACCGGCTGCGCGACCACGACCGCGGGCGGGAACACCTTCATGGGGTTCGCCGTGGGCGCGGCGGCGGCGACGGACGAGGTGGTGAGGCTGGACTTGATTGGCGTCGCGGCGCTGACCAACACGGTGCACAACGCACTGACGGCGGACCTGACGGATCCCGGCGATACTGGCGCCATCCCGGTGACCGACTCGGGCAAGTGCGACCTGGTCACGGCGGGAGCGGAGACGCGGACGCTTGCGGCCCCGACGTATGTCGGCCAGATGCTCCTGCTGTCGCTCAAGACCGACGGCGGGGACTGCGTCATCACCTGCGCCACCACCATCAACCAGACCGGCAACAACACCATCATGATGGACGATGCGGGTGATGCTCTCCTGTTGGTGGCAAAGGCCAACGGTGCGAACAAACGCTGGTCGGTCGTCAGCAACGACGGCTGCACGCTGGCCACGGTGTAGGAGACGGGATTGTGGCCGATTTCCTCGAGCGAGGCAGCGCTTGGCTGGATGAGCAGAGACTCAAGCACCTCTCGCGCACGGTCACCTACCGGCGCGGCGAGGACTTCGTAGAGGTCAGGGCGGCTATCGGCAGGACGGTGTTCGAGGTGGATGATTCAGTCGGTGTTGCGGAGCGGACCGAGAGCCGGGACTTCCTCATCCCGGCCTCGGACCTGGTGCTGGGAGAACAGGCGACTCTGCCCAAGCGAGGCGACCACATCGAGGAGACGCAGGATGCCACGGTGTACGTCTACGAGGTCATGGCACCCGGACAAGAGCCGTGCTGGAAGTACAGCGACGCGTATCGCAGGACATTGAGGGTTCACACGAAGCAGGTCGGGACGGAGGAGGCAGCGTGAACGCGGATTGGATAGCGACGCCGGTGATCCAATACGGCTTCCTGGGATTCAGTGCCGTGCTGCTGGGACTGGTCATCTGGCTCATCCGGAAGCTGCTGGCCGTCTTGGAGGCAAACAACCGGATCCTCGAGGCGAACACCGACGCGATCCGCGACCTCACGAACATGACTTCCGACCTGCTGAAGCTGAACCGGTCGCTGCATGACAAGGTGATTTCGCGGCCCTGCATCGCCATGAGGGAGAACTGACGTGTCGGTCATCGTGGACATCGCCGAGGCGGTCAAGACGGAACTCAACGGGCATGAGTTCAGCCAGGCGTTCACAGCCGAGCGGCTCTACAGGCCGGTGTTCGACCTGGCGGACATGAAGGACCTGCACGTGACGGTCGTGCCCAAGGGCGTGACGGCAGTGGCCGCCGGGCGAGACCGGGTGCAGCACGACGTGCAGGTCGACATCGCGGTGCAGAAGAAGGTGGCCAATGAGGCGGGGTCAGATGAGTTGATGGGGCTCGTCGAGGAGATCGCCGACTTCTTCCGTCTGCGTCGGCTGGCGCAGTATCCGCAGGCGGTATGGACCGGCATTGAGAACGATCCCGTCTTCGCCCCGGAGCATCTGGAGCAGATGAACCAGTTCACGAGTGTTCTGACCCTGACGTTCCGGGTCATTCGGTAGGAGGCGGGCATCATGTCTGACGCGAAACAGGCGCTTGAGAAGCTGACCGAGGCGGAAGCCCGGCTGGAAGCCCGCAAGACAGCCATCGATGAGCGTCTGGCGCAGCGGCAGAAGAATGCGGAGGAGGCGAAGAAGCGGTACGACGAGGTTATCAGCCGGCTGCAGGCGAAGCGGACGGCGTTGGAAACCCAGGGAGATGATCGATGAGCGAGATCACGAAGGACCTGGGG